GCGAACCGGCGGCGCTTTTTGCTGATCAAGAGCGAGGGAGGCGAGGCTGTGGACGACATCACCAAGGACGGCAAGGGGCCGTTCTGCAGCATCTGCAAGGGCGGAAACTGCAAGGACTGCCCGTGTGCAGACTGCGGCAAGAAGACCTGCAAGGGTTGCGACGAGACGCCGCTCAACAAGGCCGACGCCCCGACCAAGACCGAGGACGGGGAGAAGTACACGGCTGCAGCCTACGCCTACGTGCCTGACCCCAACGAGCCGAGCACCTGGAGGCTCCGGCTCCAGGACAAAACGCACGCGGTGACGGCAGCGCAGGTGGGGGGAGCATTGGCTGCACTGGGGCCGAAGGGCTTCCGGGGCAACCAGGTCGAGATCCCGGCCGGGGACCTGGCAGGTGTCAAGGCCAAGGTCAAGGCGGCCTGGACTAAGGCCAACCCGGACGCCGAAGATGGCGACGTCCCCAATGTGCTGAAAAGCATCTGGAGCGAACGCTTTGTCGACCTGGTCAAGGGACTGTTTCATGGCCAGGAAGAGACGGCCAGCGAGGATGCTGCTGTGTTTGACGCCCTGACCAAGGTCGGGCGCACGATCAGCGCCGACAACCTGGGCAAACTCAAGGCCGCTCACAGCCATCTGGCAGCAGTGATCGCCACCGCCGAGAACAGCCAGGGCAACGGCGACGAGATCGACCCGGGCACCGACCCGGCCGGCGCGAACACGGGCACCGACGAGAACCTGGACGACAAGGATGCTGAAACCAATCAAGGAGGGGACAACGTGGACAAGAACGAGCAGGTAACTAAAGTCGACTTCGAGGCGCTGAAGAAGCGCAACGACGACCTGGAGAGCTTGCTGAAGGTAGAGCAGGATGCCCGGATTCTCAAGGCATTCCAGGACAAGGTCGGCATCTACAAGGCGCTGCCGATGGGTGATGGATTCGCCACCGTGCTCAAGGGGATCAGCGAGAAGGCCCCCGAGGAGTACGCGGCCCTGGACAAAGTGCTTTCGGCGGCCGACGAGGCCATGACCAAGGGCGCACTGTTCAGCGAGATCGGCCGGGGCGGCTCTGCTCCGAGTGGAGCGCAGCCGAAGATCGACGCCCTGGCGGCCGAGATGGTGACCAAGGACACCGCCGGACTGACCAAGGAGCAGGCGATCCGCAAGGTTTACCGGGAGCACCCGGATCTCTATGCCGAACTGCAGCACGAGCAGGCAGCGGCACGAAATAGGAGGGGCAGATAATCATGGCGACTGAACTCCCGATCGAGTACATGTCCCGCGTAGCCGGGGCGGACTTCACCCACGACCAGTACACCTACGTCACGGTCGACGCATCCGGCCATGTCATCCCGGCCACCCTCGGAGCCAACGCCATAGGGGTAATCGTTAACACCCCGGGCATCGGGCAGACGGCGCAGGTCATGATCTTGGGCGAGTGCATGGTCTACTACGGAGCCAGCGTGACCGCCGGGCAATCCGTAGAATGTGACGCCACCGGCAGGGCCATTACGGCGACCGCCGGATTTGTTCTTGGAATTGCCCTGGAAAGCGGAGGGGTCGGCGAACTGCACACCGTCCTGCTGTCTGCCAGGGGACTGCTCAGCTAAGCACAACACGAGAGGAGAGTGAAACTGAATGCCTAGCCCTACCCTTCAGGAAACCCACATCGACTCCGCGCTCACGAACATGAGCGTGGCGTACCTGCAGGACCCGAATATGTACATCGCTGACAAAGTCTTCCCGATCGTCCCGGTCGAGAAGCAAAGCGATCGGTACTTCGTCTACAAGAAAGAGGATTGGCTGCGGGACGAGGCCGTGGAGCGCGCTGCCGGAACCGAATCGGCTGGCGGCGGCTACGACATCGACAACACCCCGAGTTACTACTGCATCAAGTGGGCATACCACAAGGACGTCACCGACGACGACCGGACCAACAGCGACGAGCCGCTGCGGCCGGATGAGGACGCCGTCCAGTTCGTCACCGACAAGATGCTGCTCCGCCGGGAGAACCTCTGGGCACAGAGCTACTTCAAAGCAAGCGTCTGGGGCACCGACATGACTGGAGCACCGTCCGCCGATCAGGGAGCGGGCACCTTCATTCACTGGGACGACTACGAGAACAGCAACCCGATCGAGGACATCGACACCCAGCGATGGGCGATCGCCAGCGTGACCGGCAAACTGCCGCAGATCCTGGTGCTCGGGCCGTACACCTACAAGGCGCTGCGGAACCACCCGATCGTGTTGGACCGCATCAAGTACACTCAGCGCGGCATTGTGACCCCGGACCTCCTGGCGACCCTGCTGGACGTGGACAAGGTGCTGGTGGCAGCGGCCGTCCAGAACGCCTCCGCCAAGGGTGCAGCCACCCAGAACATCAACTTTGTGTTCGGGAAAGGCGCACTGCTGACCTACGCTGCACCGTCCCCTGGCATCAAGACCGCCTCGGGCGGTTACTGCTTCGCCTGGAACGGGTTGTTTGGTTCGGGCGCATACGGCAACCGGATCGGGCGCATCCCGATGCCCTGGTTGGGTGAGGGCACAGAGCGCATCGAGGGTGAAATGGCGTTCGACATCAAGGTCGTTGGCGCTGACCTGGGCTGCTTCTTTGCCGGGTGCGTGTCCTAACCATGAAAGTCTACCGGGCACGGAGAGCATTCGTGGCCGACGGAGTGGAGTACGCGGGCGGCCAAATAGTGCCGTCCGCCGCTTCATTTCCCAACCTGAAAGCCATGGTCGGAGCGAGTTTTCTGACCGAAGAGGAGGTCGAGGCGGATGAGTTGGAGCTACAGCGGGGACCCGAGCACGACCTCGGTAGATGCGGTCCGATTCCTGATCGGCGACACCGACGACACCGATCCGCAACTGCAAAATGAGGAGATCAACTGGCGCATCAACCAGGAGGGCACCATTAAGGTGGCCGCCTATAAATGCTGTCTGAACCTGATAGCAAAGTACAGCCGAAAGGCGGACAGAAGCATCGGGGATCTCAGGATGAGCTTCTCCCAGCAGGCGGAAGCATACCGCAAGCTGGCGACAGACATCATGGTCGACGCAGCCGTGATGGCGCAACCCTACTCTGGGGGCATCAGCCCGACAGAGAAGCTGAACGAGACGCTCGACCCGACCACCGTGCAGCCGACCTTCAAGCGCGGCATGATGGGCGCTGATGGACCGACGAGCACCGCAGCGGGGGCAGGCGTCTATGGAGATTGAGCTGAAGCAACTGCTCTGCCAGGAAATCACGATCGAACCTTGCACCGGTCAGAACGGAGCCGCCGAACCTCAATACGGAGCGGCCGTCCCCTACGCAGCCAAGGTACAGGGCAAGGTAAAGATGACCAGGAGCACCAAGGGAAAAGATACTGTCAGCACGGCGCAGGTCTACCTGGACGGATTGACCCCGGTGGGGCCGGACGACCGGATCACCCTGCCCGACGGCACCCAGCCTCTGATTATCTCGATTGCCACGCTCGTCGACGAGACAGGCGCAACGCACCACAAGGTGGTGTACACATAATGATCAGCTACAAGGTCGAAGGACTACCGGAGTTACTGGCCAACCTGAAGATCATCGGCAGCCAGGCACCCCGGGTGGTCGGAATAGCAATCTACCAGGAAGTCGAACTGACCATGACAGACTGCAAGAAAGAGACCCCGGTCGACACCGGCACCCTGCGGGACACCGGGTATGTCAAGGAGCCGGTCATCGACGGCCAGAAGGTCAACGTGGAGATGGGCTTCGGAGGCCCGGCAGCACCCTATGCCAGATATGTCCATGACGGGACGAAGGCGCACGATGTCTCGGTCAGAACCAAGAAGGTCATGGCGGTATCGATCCGGCATTGGAAGGGCAGCGCCAACCCATATGGCGCAGGGCTGCCCTGTCTATCCAAGGACGGCAACTACGTGATCCTGGGCAAGCGGGTACACATTCCCGCTAGAGCCGGGCGACCATACCTGACGGGGCCGGTGGAGCGCAACCTGCCGGTGTTCGCAACGCGAGTACAGACCGCGGTGGTAACGGCCGCCAACAAGCAACTGCACGGGGAGGCGTAAACCATGCCAATCAGCGAGGACATTACCACCTACCTGGCAACACAGGGCATGGGCACCGTCGGCACCGACATCTTCTACGAGTACCAGCCGGAAAACCCAGCAGCCTGCATAACAGTGTTTGACGCAGGCGGGCCATCGCCAGAGGAGCCGCCTGAATCATGGCGGGAGCTTTACGTCCAGGTCCGCAGCCCGGACCATGCGACAGGATACGCCAACATCTGGGCGGCACTGAGCAGCATTCTCTACCCGACGACCCCAGACGGCACGTTCGCTGTCGGAGAGAACCAGTACATAGCGCAACTGCAGGATATTCCGTCCATTACAGCCAGAGACGAGCTAGGGCGCTACCTGTTTTTCTTCCGGGCAGTGGTCGTCAATCTGGCCGGGAACGCCCAGGCGGACGATTGGCTGACCGCCCTGGCGAACTGGACAACCGCAGCACTACCCGGTTGGATGATTTACAGCGGCTGGCGGGGATTCAAGCGGCCATCAGTTACCTGGATGCTGACCGGCACCCAGACCAAGGAGCGGGGCGGGAGCAGCTATCTGCTGCAGAAGAAACTCACCGGCTTCTTACTTGGGCGGACACCCAACGAGCACGCCCAGGCAGCGGCAACCCTGATCACCGGGCTGGCCTGTGCCATCAAGATCCCGCTGGACCCCACGAGCAACACCTGGCTGACCGTTATCACACCGGCGGCCAGCGCCGACGGCCAGAGCAACCTGCTCAGTAAGGCAACCGTCACCCTGCAACGGGTGACACTGCGGCCGCCGATCGCAGGCGCGCTAACAGGCACGCTGATGGACACCGTAACGCTGACCAAGGAGGAGATAAAGACATGATGGAAGAGGAGCAGATCACCGGGGACCAGGTCCAGTCCGCCCCCTACCCGAGGGCAGAAAAGAAGCAGATCGCCCAGGACCAGGTCCAGCCCACCCTCTATCCGAGGGCAGAACTGGTAGCCAGGGCGAGGGAGATATTCGGAGTGTACCCGGAGATCGTGATCGGGGCGCTCTACGGCAACACAAAAAGCGAACTGTCCACCGACGATGTCCGGGCAGCGATCAAGGATTTCTTAGAAAGGAAGGTGAGTTAAGTGGCATCAGGAAACTGGTCGAAAACAGACCTGCCGGTCAGGCCCGGCTTTTACATGAACTTCGTGGCAGCCGCCCTGGCGGCAATTACGCCCGGAGCGCGGGGCATCGTCGCCATCCCGGTCAAGGCCAACTGGGGGCCGATCGAGACGATGGTGCAGATCACCAGCGAGACCGACCTGGATAATTACTACGGCGAGGCTTCGGCACCCTACACCGCCCACGACAGCATCTACCTGGCGCTCTTGGGACAGCCCCAGACGGTGCTCGCCTACCGGATGGCCGATGCCAGCGCTGCCAAGGGCAGCGTGACCCTGAAGGACAGCGCTGTCGCCAACGCCCTGACATTAACTACCAAGTACGAATCCACCAGAGCCTTCAACGTGACCGTGAGAGACAACCCGGTCAGTCCGGCAACCATGACGGACATTGTGCTGTTCGAGGGAACGGCGCAACTGGTGGTCATCACCTTTGCCAAGGGGGCGGGCATTGCCGCCAACGCCG